ACACAGACATTTTGCGTTAAACAAGCAGATTAAAGATCTTTATAACAATGGTACAATGATCGGTATATCATTAAAACAAATTAAAGATTTAAAGACTAAAGCTCAAAAAACTGTATATAACATAGAAGCTACTGAACTCGGTAAGCATACATTCACCGCTGCTCAATTAGTAAAAAGAAAAAGAGGCCGTACTGATTTTTGGTCTGCTAAATCCGGGACAATGGTATGGGATAGAGACCAAGAAGCAGATCTACGTGCAGGTTCAAACTTAGGTGCCGTTAACTTTGAAGGATTAGGCAAGGGTGCACGCCAAGGTAGAGCAGGTTGGGAACAAATTCAATACGCATTAAAGACACACCTAGGTGTAACACTAGGTACTTCTGCATCATACAGAGCAGATGCCACAGCTATTTTAAAAGGTACTAACAAATCTTTGATCAATGATTTCTATAATAAAGCTAAAAAAGTTGAGTCTGATTTGACTCGAAAAGAGTTTGATGAGTATACAAAAAACAAAAAGGTGGATCAAGGATTTGTTCACGCTAAATACTTAGCAACTTTAGTAGCTCACGCATTTGTGAATTCGACTTCGAAGGCGAAGAAGGATGCTGCTATTTCATATCTAGTAAATCATTCACGATCGAAGATCAATGTATCATCTGTCTTTATTAAGATTAGCGCTTAAGGATAATTATGGCGTATACCGGTTCTAAATATATTGAAGATGACTTTCTAAACATCGCTAGAGGTTTAGTTAAAGGTGCATCATCAATCCATAAATTTGGTGCTGTACCCGCAATGAGTACTGGTACCACTGGCACTATATGGGATAAGAATGATACACTCTATCCTTGGTCAGCATTCGATACTCCTGGTATTTTAACCATTGCAACCTTTGCGGCTAACGGAACCTCTTCCACAACCGATACTGGTAAGCAGGTTACAATCCTTGGTCTAGATGAAAACTATAATGAAGTTTCAGAAACCATAACTATTTCTGGTGCAAGTGGTACAGGTACAAAAACATTTGCTAGAGTTTATAGAGCTTTCTTGACAGATACTGTTTCTAATGTTACTCAAATTAGAATATCACGTGGAGCAACAGAAGTTCTTAGAATTCAAATTGATCTTGCTCAAACTTTAATGGCAATTTATACTATACCTGCTGGATATAATGGGTACCTTTGTCAAGGAGTAGCTTCAATTGAATATGGTGGTGATGCTACAATTAATATGTTTGTTCGCTATCCTGGTGGCCCATTTAGAATTGGTCACAGCGGAGAGGTTGCTGGTACAGGAATGCCATATCATTATGGCTTTACAGTGCCAATTAAATTACCACCAAAAACAGATATTGATATAAGAGCTGCAGTACGATCAAATAATTCACGAGTAACAGCAGCATTTGATATTATTTTAATTGATCAAAAGCAGGATCGATAATGAACTTTGCAGAATTTATTACAGAACAGAAGAATACTCACATGACTCACATAGAGGATAAGGTTCTCTATGGTGGAGTCAATGGAACACGTGAAGCAATTCTTGCTTTACGAGCTTTACGCGATACATTTGCAGGAGTGCACGATGGGAAAGTATCTGTTAAATGGGATGGAGCTCCTGCTATTTTTGCTGGTACCGATCCTCGTGATGGCAAATTTTTTGTAGCGAAGAAGGGTATATTCAATAAGAACCCTAAGGTGTACAAGACTGCTGCCGAGGTTGATGCAGACACGAGCGGTGATCTTGCAACTAAACTTAAGCTAGCTCTCGATCATTTACCTGCATTAGGAATTACTGGAGTGATCCAAGGGGACTTTTTATTCAGTAGTTCTGACTTAAAAACAGAAAAAATTCAAGGGAAGTCATACGTGACTTTCCATCCAAACACAATCGTATATGCTGTACCAGCCAACACGGAGATGGCGAAGAAGATTAAAGCCGCCAAGATTGGAATCGTGTGGCATACAACATATACCGGACAGACATTCGAAACGATGCGAGCATCGTATGGAGTAGATGTCTCGAAGCTAAGAACAACAAAGAATGTATGGTCACAGGATGCCATGCTACGAGACATGACTTCTTATTCGATGTCTAAGAAAGACACGGAGGAAGTAAATGCGTATCTTAAGCAAGCTGGGGTGTTATTTAACCAAATCTCAGGTTCAACACTTAGGGAACTCGAATCGAATCAAAAACTTGCGCAACACATTGAGCAATTTAACAACACCCACGTACGAGCAGGCACAGTTGTTACTGACACTGCAGCGCACACGAGAAAACTCATCTCATGGATCAACGCAAAGTACAGAAAAGAAATCAATAAAAGAACGACTGAAAGGGGTAAAGCTACTCAGCAGAAAGCGCTGAATGATCTATTAAGTTTCTTTTCTGCTGGGAACAAAGCTTCCCTACAAAAAATATTCGATTTGCAAAAAGTTATTATTCTTGCGAAATTAAAAGTTATAAATATATTAGATCGTTTTAATAAAGTATCGACGTTTTTGAAGCATACTAAAAACGGTTATCAAACCACGGGGTCCGAAGGCTTTGTAGCCATAGACACACTTGGTGGTGATGCGGTTAAGATTGTTGATCGTATGGAGTTTTCATACGCTAACTTTAGCCCAGACATTTTGAAAGGCTGGCAAACACCACGCCGTTCTTAGTATATTAGATGGAAAAACCAGGAGAATAACAATGGCAGAAAAGATTCTGCGATTTAAAGATGTATATAAAGAAGGGCACCCGCTTAAGTTTAGCGACATGCACTCTACTGAGTACAGACCCGGTGAAGACGAACTCATCAACTACCGAGCCTACCGTAGAAAAAGAACACACGGTGTAGGTGAAGGTGGTCCAGTATCTGAATCAACATTTGATCCGGCTTCGGGTCAGCATAAAAAGGGTGTGACTCCAGGATACGGTTATAAACATAAGATCGTAAAAGATCCTGGAAACCCCAAGCACCACACTCATGTTCATCAACTTCAAGGTGAAGACGCCAACAACGAAAGCGTCTGGGTCGATCGTAAAGACTCTTCCAGCTCATCCAGAGAAAACATTGTTAAAGCTAAGAAAGCAATCAGTCAAGGTATGCCAAGAGCTCAAGCTCAAGGTAAGTATCTAGTTAAGACGACCGATCTCCAGAAAAAAACTCCAAAGAGCTACGGTGAACTTTTAAAGACGGGTAGAAACGAAGAGACTGAAATGGATGAAGCATTAAACGTTCAGCAGCGCATGGCTCGTAAGAGACTTCTGAAAAGAATTCAACCAAAGATCAAACGAGGTCGAAGGATTCAAGCTCGTAGAATAGCATCGAAGGAACGCCTCATGAAGAGAGCCATGAGGGCTGCTCGAAGAATGATGCTGAAGAGATTTACAAAGGATATCCCTAGGGGCGAGTTGACTTATGCTCGTCGACAGGATCTTGAAAGACGTTTGGAAAAACCAGCAATTAAGAAGCGCATAAGTATGATTGCGCGGAAGTTGTTCCCTAAAGTAAGGAACGCTGAGCTTAAAAAGAAAAGAGCATCAAGGGATCCTAAGTAGTGATTAGTTCGTTTAAAGGCTTCTTAGTAGAAGAAGAGAAAACGGTGTATTTTACGTTCGGAAGGATGAACCCTCCGACGATTGGTCATGAGAAGCTTTTAAACGCTCTAGCTTCGAAGGCAGGAAAGAATCCGTATAGAGTTTTTGTGTCTCAGTCGAGTGATAGGAAGAAGAACCCGCTGGAATACAAGAGCAAGGTAAAGATTATTCGTAAGATGTTTCCTAAGTACGCAAGGAACATTATGATGAACGCTAAAGTGAAGACCGCGATCGATGCAGCCGTACAGCTTTACAACGAGGGATACATCAACCTCGTGATGGTCGTTGGATCTGACAGGATGCGAGAGTTCGATGTACTACTTAGTAAGTACAACGGACAGAAAGCAAGGCACGGATTCTACAACTTTAAAAAGATAACGATCGTCTCAGCCGGTGAAAGAGACCCTGATGCTGAGGGTGTTGAAGGAATGTCTGCGTCCAAGATGAGAGCTGCAGCTTCAGCCAGAGATTTTACAAAGTTCAGTCAGGGTATCCCTAAGAACGTATCTAACGCTGATACTAAGTCTATATACAACGCGGTTCGTACGGGTCTTGGCCTGAAGGAAGCGAAGGAGACCACCAGACATGTTCAGTTGGAACCCGTGTCTGAGATTAGGGAATCATACGTCAACGGCGAGCTGTTTAAAGAAGGAGACACCGTCGTTGTTAAGGATACTGGTGAGCTGGCGAAGGTTAAGTCTCTAGGATCAAACTACGTGATCATTGAAGGATCCGGTAACAAGTATCGTAAGTGGTTGGATGCAGTGGAGAAGGTTGAGGAGCCTAAAACGAGCTACGAAGTAGCAGACTTCTCCATTAAGCTGGAGTCCTTAAGTGAGAACACTGAAGATCCGGATATCGGACACAAGAAAGGAAAGCAGTACGCTAACTACTACAAGGGTCTGTCTAAATCGACTAAAGAGAAGCGAGCTGCTCATTTTAAGAAGCACGGTAAGAAAGCAGACGATGATCCGTCAGCTTACAAACCGGCTCCGGGTGATAAGGGTGCTGAGACTAAGATGAGTAAGTATACCAGAAGATTTAAAGATATGTACGGTGAGCAGACCGTCGATCGGGTTAGAGACAGAATACAGAGAGAAAAAGATATCGAAAGGCGTAGAGACGCTGCCGATCAAAAGAGACACGACAGCATGCTCGATAGAGCAAGGTCTGCTCGTACAAGAAGAATCAACAGAAGGACGACTAGCGTTGATTAAGTTTAAAGACTACATCCAAGAGGATGCGGCTGGAAAGTCTCTGGCCGATAAAGCTAAGAAGTCCAGTATCAGTGTTGGAACTCTTCGTAAAGTATACAACCGTGGAGTTGCAGCATGGAAGACTGGACACAGGCCTGGAACGACTCCTCAGCAGTGGGGACATGCAAGAGTCAATTCCTATATAACTAAGGGTAAAACCTACCATACCGCAGACAAGGATCTACGATGAAAGATTTTTTTCAATTAAGAGAATCGATGGGTGCTGCTGTTGGTGGTGCAATGGCAATGAAGAGATTCTTAGATAAAAATAAATCTGATAGAGAAAAACAGCGTGATAGAAGATCATCGTCTAGTGATTCATCTTCCGATACTAGCTCATCGACTAGCAACAATGCACGCCCAAGGAGTGTTACTCCACAAGAATGGGGCCAAAAAAATCATGATTCTCATCAAAGTAAAGCTGGTGAACATGATAGAAAGGCTGCACAACACCAAAAGAAAACCGGATTTATTGATAAATTATCTGGAAATAAACATAAAGCAGCAGCTGAAGCACATAAAGCCGCTGCTGATTCTCATAGAGAAATATCTAAAAAGTATTTAGACAAGAAAAATTATAATAGTAAAAAGGGAAGAGACGCCCTAAACAAAGCAAGTTTAGAGGTTCATAGTAAAGCACGTGATGCATTTAATGTATCTAGGAAAGCGGAGAAATAATATGCCACTAAGGGTAAAACCTACCATACCGCAGACAAGGATCTACGATGAAAGATTTTTTTAAATTAAGAGAAGCTCTTAGCAGAAATGAACTGCCTGAACTGCCTGAATTGACTGAAAGCTGGAGACACTACAACGATCTTGGATACCCTAACGGCTCGCCTAGAACTAGAGATCATGAAGCAAAAAAGGCAATAGATCAAGTGTCAAACCTTGATGATAGTCATCCTAAACATAACGGCCATGAGGGTGCACACGCAGAGCATACCAGCCACGCTGAAGAAGCAAAGGCTGATGGTAATCATCATGCTGCTGCTATGCATACTGCAGCTGCAGCTGCTCATGAAGCAGCCGCAACGCATTTAGATAATGCTCATAAGATCTCTGGCCGTAAGCATGGTTATGAGCCAAACGATTATTCAGTTAATCGAGACATCGATCGTAAAAAGACTGGTAAAGCTTTAGAACACGCTCACCACATGGCTCATGCTGCAGCTCATTTTGCTAAATTGGCAAAGGACGCGGGTGGAAACAGTAGCTCTTCTGCAGAGGTTGCTAAAAGCCATGATCTTATTAAACACAATCATGACTTCCATACACACAATCATGCAAATAAAGATGGAAAACACTACAGGTTTTAAATAGAGGATAACTAAAATGCCATTATCAGTATCAGACGGAATGGGGAAGTGGATTGAAGATTTTAAAACATCTAAAGCTCCTCAGTTTCAAGGAAAATCACCAGAAGAAAGAAGGGACATGGCCATCGCTGCTTTCTTAAGGAAGCGTCGAGAGGGTGGTACGAACGAAGCGACGGATAGTCCTCCGTGGGAGGGTGGTTATAAAGCAACTGGCCCTAGAAAAGATAAGTTTGGTAACATAATTAAAAAGAAGAATCTACCCGGTCACCTTGCTAAAAAGGCCTTGGCGAGTGTTGCTAGTAAGTCTGCTGACTTAGTTAAGAAAGCACGACAACGAGATGAATCAGTAGAAGAAAATAATTCTGCTCCTCAAACTGCAGCACATCGTAGAGCCATGATGGTTGGTGTGAACCGTGATAAGAAAGTAAAGCTAAAAGGATTTGGTCCTGATGGTGCAAAGGGTAACATGGGTAACCCATCTGCTCGAGCAACGTTGAAACCAACTGGAGAAGCATATCGCCCACCAACTCAAGCAGAAATTGATGCTGATAAGAAGAAGGATGCAAAGCGTACTAAGTCTGGTGATGCTCAGGTTTATACTAAGAGCAAGCAGTATGCAAACTACATGGGTGGATTGAAGAAAGAATCAGTTGAACAAATTGATGAAGTCGGAAGAATGTCGCCTAAGGTTGGTAAAGCTTCTTACACTGCTCCAGCTAAAGAATTGAAAGCATATGCTCAAAAGTCTGGTGGTATGGATAAAAAAGACTTTATGATGGTTGCTGACATGTTAGAAAAGCTTGACCGCATCAACATCTTACAAGCAGGTCAGCTTCTTGGACAACTCAACGCTAAGTTAAAGAATATGGATACTTCTCCTCGTGAGAAGGTATTATCTGTATTACATAATCATGGACATAACGTTGGTAATGTTATGCCTGGTGCTAAGATGCGCCGTGAATCAGTTCAAGTTGATGAAGTTTCATCTAGTGTCGCAAAACGAGCGATGAAAAAACGTGTGGAAAAACAAGCAGCTTCGTATACTACTCAAGCTTCGTATAATCGAAGGGCTGATAACGCAAGAGCTAAACGAGATGCATTGTTAAAGAAAGCTGACGCATTACCTGATCATCATAAGCCTCGTTCTAGTGGTGGTGATTATTTCAAAGGTAGTAGTGAGCATGAAAAACTTACTAAAAAGGCAGACGCTCATAATTTTGTTGCTCACCATTACAGCAATAAAGCAAAAGAAGCTGGAGAAAGAGGCGATAAACAAAGTAATAAGATAGGCAGATCTCAAGATAGGGCATATCCAAAATTAGGTAAGGCATTAAAAGCTAATCCTGATAATCGCCGTGCTAATCGCATTGGTCATACACAAGTTGATAAAATGCGCGATAAGCATTTTGCTACTACCACTGATTATAATCCGGCAGGCAAAGAAAAGATTAAAGGAAAACAGCATTCACAATATCCAAAAGAAGAAACTGTTCTAGAACTCAAGAAGAGTACGCTTGGTAGCTATGTAAAGAAAGCATCACAAGATGCTGCGGCAAAAGCTTATAGATCTGCAATGGATGCAAATGCACCAGCATATAATCCAGATCAAAGAGATAGATCTGGTATTAACTATATGAAATCTGTGAAAAGACAGAAAGGTATTGCTCGAGCCACAGATAAGCTTACTAGAGAAGGAAGTGAGGAGCGCCTAAAGATGATTAGGCAAGCCGGTGAGAAGTATAACAAAGAGAAGAAGAAAGCTGAGCGTGATGCTAAGCGAGCAATGTCAAAAGACAAAGACTTGATGGGTGAAGCAAAGTCATTTGATCAGAAGTTCAGAGATCATCTAAAGTTTTCTACATCAAAGTCTCCTGCAGTTCAAGCTTATTTGAAGAAACGTAGAGATGATCGTGATGCACGTCATGCTAAACAAGA